AGATGGTGGGCGTATGCTTAAAGGTCCCGGTGATGGCATGAGTGACGATATTCCAGCTATGATTGGTAAGAAGCAACCTGCTCGTTTAGCCGACGGTGAATTTGTAGTGCCTGCGGATGTGGTGTCGCATTTAGGCAATGGCTCAACCGATGCTGGTGCTAAGAAACTTTATAGCATGATGGATAAGATTCGCAAAGCAAGAACTGGTAAGAAGGCTCAAGGTAAACAAATTAACCCGAATAAGTTCCTGCCATCTTAATGGAGTTACAAATCAGTACGCTGTGGATAGAAAAGCTATTGCATAAACCGTTTCATAAACATTCGTTACTTGGCGATAAAAAGTTTTTTGACCCACACAGTGTTCCCGTAGCAAAAGAATTAGAAGATAGTTTTGGTGATGTACAAGATGAGATTAAAGAAATACTAAAGCGGTACGATGGGTTTGCTCCATTCCAAAGTATTTCGCCTGACCAGACTTATATTAGTAATGATGATAGATGGAGAATGTTTTTCTTTAAAGCTGCAGGGGTTAACTTTGGGCGTAATAAACAATTTGCGCCCAAAACAATGGCAATACTAGATAAGTACCCAGAAGTAATATCTGCATATATATCTGTGTTAGGCCCATTAAAAATGTTAAACCCGCATAACGGACCTTGGTCTGGCATATTAAGGATGCATTTAGGCGTAGTAGTACCCGGCAAAGATAAGTGCACTTTAATTAATGGCGGTGAAGCATATTGCTGGGAAGAAGGAAAAACTGTATTATTTGACGATACTTATGAGCATGTAGCCATAAATGATACAAACGAATTAAGAGCAGTATTGTTCTTAGACATTATGAGACCACTACCGCAGCCGTGGAAATTTATAAATTGGTTTGTTTTAAGGGCATCAATACTGTTTCCATATGTTTGGATTCCGTATTTTAGGCATAAAAAGTGGGAAAAGGCATTCTATAGTGAGGATAAATGATTGAGGTTTCTTTAGTTCCAGTGCATCTTATTAATACATGCTGGGTAAAAGTAGAACCTTTTATGGCAAAAGCCGCTAAGTATACTTACGGTAGATTTACAAGTGATGATATTTATGACTCGGTTATGGAACATGACTACCAATTATGGGTTGCGTTTGACGGGGCAGATATAAAAGGTGCGGTAGTAACTAATGTAATGGTTTACCCTAAGCGTAAGTTGTTGTGTATGTCGTTTTGTGGTGGGTATGACTTAAAAGAATGGAAAGAACCAATGTTAAGTTTGTTGCAAAGGTATGCAAAAGACATGGGGTGTGATGGGATTGAAGCTACAGCCAGAGCTGGCTGGGCAAAGATATTTCAAAGCGATGGGTATAAGCAGAATTGGGTAACATTCGAGTTACCAGTATAAGGAGAAATTATGGGTAAGGGCGGCGGAGGCGGCGGAGCTCCAACACAAAGTACAGCGTATCAAACTAACGTACCTGAGTACGCTAAGCCGTATGTTACAAATATGCTGGAAGCAACACAAAACCAGCTATTTAATACTCGCCCTAATGAAGGCGGTGGAACCGATATTACGGGTTTTAAACCATACCAACCATATAGTTCTAATGTAAATGATTACGTTGCGGGCTTTAGCCCAATGCAACAATCAGCCCAACGAGGTATTGCTGGGCTACAAATGCCCGGGCAATTTGCTGATGCGTCTAATATGACTCAACAAGCTGGTCTTGCTAGTTTAAATGCGCAGTACAACCCAATGAGTGCAGGATATAACCAAGTACGTGGGGCTCAAACAAGAGCCGCCCAAATGGGCAACGCACCAATGTCCCAAGCTGCTATGGGTTATGGGCAAAACATGCAGGCAGCTACAGGTTCAGGGCAAGATATGCAAGCAGCTCAAATGGGGGGCTCGCCTCAAGCACAAGCTGCAGGAATGCAAGCGGCCCAATTAGGTAATACCCCACAAGCACAAGCTGCGGCTATGCAAGCTGCTCAATTAAATGGTTCTCCACAAGCACAAGCTGCGGCTATGCAAGCTGCTCAATTAAGCAATACTCCGCTTACACAAGCTGCTCAGTTTGGGGGCCCACGAGACGTTAATGCTCAAAATGTAGGCACACAGGATTACACAGGGCAAAACGTATCTAACTACATGAACCCGTATTTAAAAGGTGCGTTAGACCCACAACTTGCTGAAGTACAAAGACAGTACGATATTACTGGCACACAACAAAAAAGCGGTGCGGCTAAGTCAGGTGCATTTGGTGGAAGCCGTGAAGCATTAATGGCTGCTGAGAATCAACGTAATGCTGGTATAGCTAAAAATCAAATAATTGGGCAAGGATATAACCAAGCGTTTCAAAATGCTCAACAACAATTTAACACACAACAACAAGCTAATTTACAGGCCCAACAGGCTAACCAAGGCGCTAATTTACAAGCAGGTCTTGCTAACCAAAATATGGGTTACAACACAGGCTTACAAAATGCTCAGTTACAACAACAGGCTAACCTTGCAAATCAAGGGTTAATGGGCCAGTACGGTTTACAACAAGGGCAATTTGGGCAGGCAGCTAATCAAGCCAACCAACAAGCACAGATGCAAGCTAATCTTGCAAATCAGTCATTGGCAGGGCAATACGGCTTGCAACAAGGGCAGTTTGGTCAAGCCGCTAATCAGTTTAATGCTGGGAATCAACAACAAGCCAATCTTGCAAATCAGGCGTTAGCCGGTCAATATGGACTACAACAAGGTCAGTTTGGTCAAGCGGCTAATCAGTTTAATGCAGGCAATCAACAACAAACTAACTTAGCTAACCAAGCATTAGCTGGTCAGTATGGAATGCAGCAAGGGCAATTTAACCAAGCAGCCAACCAAGCAAATCAAGCTTCCCGTAATCAGTTTGGCATGGCTAATCTAAGCAATCAACAAGCAGCCAATGCCGCAAATCAAGCCGCCCAGAATCAGTTTGGTATGGCTAATTTAGCTAATCAGCAACAGAGCGGTTTAGCTAATCAGGCATTGATGGGGCAATATGGATTGCAACAGGGACAATTTGGTCAAGCTGCTAACTTAGCTAACCAACAATCTAGGAACCAAGCAAATCTTGCTAATCAACAAGCTCAGCTACAAGCCCAGCAGCAGAACATTGGGCAACAGCAGTTTGGTGCTAACTACCGGATGCAAGGTCTAGGACAAGCTGGGCAATTAGGCGGGCAACTTGCCGGTATTGGTGGGCAACAGTTACAAGCTCAGCAAGGCATTTATGGAATGCAAAATCAAATTGGTGCGCAGCAACAAGCCCAAGAGCAAACTAAGATCAATCAAGCTATTCAAGATTACGCTACACAACAGCAGTATCCAATGATGCAGTTAGGTTTAATGTCTAACATGCTTCGTGGCTTACCAATGCAGTCTACTAACGTACAGTCTTATCAAGCTCAAGCCCCTGTTGCTCAACAAGCCGCTGGATTACTCGGCGCTTATAACGCTTACTCAGGTAAGAAAGCCGGTGGCGTAATTAAAGACTACAAAAAAGGTGGCGGTACTAAGGGTATACCCGGATATAAATCAGGTGTTTTAGTTGGGTTGGAAGATGATATTGACAACATAGCGCAGATGGATGCCTATGCACCGCCGACACAAAAGCAACTACCTAAACTTGCGCAGCAAACAGCAAGTCCCGGACTTAAACAGATGATAGGAACTCAGCAAGCTGAAGATGCTATGGGGCAACAGATGTCTGGCGTAGCTGCTGCACCTACTGGTGGTTTGGGTATGAACATGGCTACGGGCGGTATTGTACCTAGATTTGCTGATGGGGATTTAATTTCAGAACCTCCGGGCACTCCTAAAGAGTACGGTGGGATACCCTCTCCATACGCATCGGCTGATGATTTCTTTGCCCAAAAACAATCTTTAGAAGATAGAGCATTAGCAGCTAGAGAAGAAAAACTTACTCCAGCACAAAGAAAAGCTAGAGAGCGTGTTGCAGAACGTCTATCTAGTTTAGACCTTGAAACAAGTGACGCCAGAAGAATGAACAAAGCTATGGCATTCCTTGAAGCTGGGTCTACTGTCGGTGGATTAGGCGCCGCTGCTATTGCTGGCGGTAAAAAATACATGTTAGGTGAAGCTGATATTAAGAAAAACTACACTAACATGCAAGATAACTTAATAAAAGCTCAAGGCGAACAAGATACCGCACTACGTAGTATGGCTGAAGGCGATGCTAAAGGTGCAATGACAGCAAGCGAAAAAGCAGCTGAATTTAAACAAAAAGCTAAAAAAGATCAAGACGATGCTGAGTTTGCTAAGGTAAAACTTACATCAGAAGAGAATAGAGATAGGCTTAAAAACGAAAACGCAATACGTGTTGCAAATATAGGAGCTATAGTTAAACCTACTGAAAGAGAACGTATATTAAAGGCACTAGAGGGTAAAACTGAAGCAGAGAAAAAAGTAATACTAGATAATGTTCAAAGTGTAAGCAGTGCTCTTAATACAACAGATGACGTTGCTAAAGTTAAAGCAGACGCAGCTATTGTGGGAGAAGCATATAAACTAGTTCAGCCCGGCGGGTCAAATTCTAAAGAATATAGAGCAGCGCAAAAAGCGGGTACAGGAGATGCATATATGCAAACTTTAATTGAAACTTTAAGAAAGCAACAGGCAGGGGGTTCTCCAACCGCTACAACTGCACCGGCAGCAAATAAAGGTAAAGTTGATCTTAACCATCCATTACTTAGCGGAAAATCTTAATGCCTAGTTTGCTAGAGGTCTTACAAGACCCAAGTTACCTAAGTGCAAATGAAGCAACTAAAGAGGCGATATTTAATAAGTACGCCCCTCAAGACCCGTTATATGCTGAAGCCAACCCAGCTACGCAAGAAGCTATACGCAATAAGTATAGAATTGGTGGCACTAAACGAGAAGTAGCCAAAGAAGAACAAGTACCTGAGTCTAAAACTGCTGTTAAGCCAGAGGATTTAAGTACTATTTCTAGATTTGGTTCAGCTCTTAGTGGAGGCCTTGAAAGCCTAAAAGAAGTTGGCGCTGGACTTGGTTTAGGTAAAGAAAGTGTTATTGGCACCAAAGAAGAAACAGCTAAAAAGATGGAGGCTATTAAAGAAGCTAAAGCTAAAGAAGCTGCTGAAGGACCTAAAAACCTTTCTTTTGCCGATTTAGAACGTATCTATGCTGAAAAAGGTTTAGCATCTGCGGCATCTAATGTACCGTCTTATATAGCAGAATCTTTTTTACAAAGTGCTCCGCAAATGGCGGGTCCTTTAGCTGTTGGTGCTGGTGCAGCGGCGTTATCGGGGCCTTTTGCCCCGGTTGTGGGTCCAGTAGCTGGTATGGGCGCATATGCTGTTCAACAGTTTGGTAATTTTTTAGTACGTCAAGCCGAATCAAAAGATGACCCTGACGAGTTAGAAGTAGCTAAAGCTGCATTGACCGCTGCTGGTACAGCGCCTCTTGGCTATTTTGCTGATAGATTTACTGCGGGTTTAGGAAAACTTGGGGGTAAAGAAGCAGGTAAACAAGTAGCTAAAGAATTAGCGGCTCGCCGTGTAGCCGGAGAAGTTGGCGCTGGTACTGTTGCTAAAGAAGTAGGGAAGCGTGCTGCAGTAGGCGCAACTGCCGGTATAGTTGCTGAGGCCCCAACAGAATTACTAGAACAAGCGGCTGAGCGTTGGCAGGCAGGTTTAGCACTTACAGGTGATGACGCTGTAAGAGAATATAAAGAAGCGTTTTTTGGTGCGGCTGGTGTAGGTGGTGTTATTGGCGGTGCTAGTAGAGGGCTTAACACCTACGGTGAATATAAAGAGGCTAAAAAAGACGAGAAGGTATTACAACAGCTTAGAGCAGAACCTAAAACAGGTAAAAACGCTTTTACTGAGGCAGATGAATATGGAACTAAACAACCTATCCCCGGAGCAGATCAGCTTGGCCTTTCTTTGTCTGACGAACAAGGCGTTGCCGACACCGGACTTGCAGGGGCTGCAGCCACAGACTTGGCTGGAACTGGCTCAGCTGCTAACGTGGCTGGAACAGGAGAAGATGCAAGCGTCAATCAATTAGAACTTTTTCCAGCCGAACAATTAACTGCTAGGCTAGAAGCAATTAAAAATGAAATAAGCGATGCTAATGACAAACAATTTGAAATAGCTGCTGTTGATGAAAATGCTCCAGAAATTGCTGAGCTTGATGCCGTTAAAAATTCATTGCAACAAGAACTCGATATTATTAATGCCCAATTAGCGGCTAGAGCTGGGCGCCCTGTAGATACCAACTCAATGTTTTTGTCTACAGGGGAACTTAATCCGGACTACATCCACCCAGATGATCGTCAACCACTTACTGAAGAACAACAAATAGCCGTTGCAAAATCAATACCTTTAACCAATAAAGCTATTAAACAAGGCTTTACAATGGATGAAAAGGGCAACGCAGTTAAAGTAAGCCCAAATCAAACAGCTTTATTTGCCCCCGGACAAGACCAAGAACAAGCACCTACAGCTAAACTAATGTTAGTCGGTGGGGACACTCAAAACCCAGTTAAAGGGGTGCAAAGATTCTTTAACGGACTTAAATCTACTTCAGACAATCCTAGCGAACAAAACAAATTTAAGACTGAAGTTAAAAAATTAATAAATGACGTTCAGACATTTGTTGGTGAGACTGTAGATGAGCGCCTTGATACAAAAGAAATGAGTAAACGCATTAATGTACTGCGTAATTTCTTTGACGGATTAAGTAAAGCACCGCTTGAGCAAGAGGAGCTTACGTCTAGTCTATCACAGAGAATGCTAGGAATGTCGGCAGAAGATCAAGTTAGCACTGTAGACAACCTGCTTAATACTCCACTTAATACTAGGCGCAACATAGAAGGGCTACGTGAACAGCTAAGGCAAACTTTAGTTAATTACGAGCGTGCTCGTATTGGAGAACCTACGCAGCAAACAGCTATTGAACTTACAAGAACACCGTTTAGTTCTGATGAATCCATATCTTCTGACGAAGTAGCTGATGCTATTAGAACATTAGGTAAAGTACCTAAGAACGAGCGTACTAGAGAAGAAAATGCTGCATGGGCGTATTTTGGTGAGAACGAATATAGTGCTGGTTATGGCTATGGAATGGGTATGCGTGCCGCTGCTTTTGACTTAGCTAGTGATGCACAGGCTACTAATACTTCACCAATATTTAAAAACCAGAATAAAGAACAGGCCGAATTGTTTATGAAATGGGTAGAAAATAATTTACCCGCAAATGAATTTAGCAAATTTGCAGCTACTGTAGATAACTACACAAAACAATTTTCTAAACAGACCGCTGCAGATATTGAGCGGGATGCGGATGTAGCGGAAGAAACTAAACCTGTTGAAGAGACAGAACTTACTGGATTAAATATACGCAACTATGCCAAAATGATAGGGCGTCCTCCTACAGGCAAAGTAGGTAAAGGCGAAGGGTTTAAATCAGAGGCTGGGCTAGGACCATCTAGTAAAGCAGGTAAACCTGCAGTTACAAAAATAGTTGGGCCGTTTGGTAAGAAAGATATATATACACCATTGCATCCAGCAATAGAACAAAAGCTTCGGCAAAATGATTTAAATGGTGCTTTACGGTTGCTAGAACATAGTGGTAATAAGTTTCAATCTGGGTTGGCTAGACGGCTACGGGAACTTGGGCTTACTACATCTGTAACATTTGACGACCAGCAAGCTATTGCGCAGTCCATTCTTACTAGCAAAATAGCAGACCAACGTAGTGACTTGTTTGCCTATATAGGGCAAGCACACCCAGACATATTTAATACTTATTTTGCCGACGTCAACAATATATACACAATTTCTAGAGGCTTAGAAGCAATTAAAGATGGTAAGGTCAAAGTAGATACCAACCCAATTATTGGGCAGCTTGACGATATGCTTGAGGCGTATAAAAACGGCGTGTCTTTATTGAAAGCTAGTGGAACATACCTACCTTACATGAATAGTATTAATTTAAACTCCGGTAGAGGCGGAACTAGCACCTATGCATTTTTACATGAAACATCCCATGCTGGTACGCAGTATGCGTTAGAGCCAGAAAATTACGCCAAGTTAAATGCTACTCAGAAGAAGGCTGTTGATGAATTAAATAAATTATATGCATTTGCAAAGCGCCTTAATGTGGTGTCGGATGAATATGGGTTTAGAAATATACATGAATTTGTTGCCGAAGCTTTTTCTAATGAGCAGTTCCAACAGTTACTAAAAGAATTAAAGTATAAGGCCGACACTAACGTAAGTATGTGGGATAGGTTTACGCAGCTAGTTGCTAAAATATTTGGTATGGATAATGTTCTAGGGTATACCCTAGCTAATGCCAATTTAATATTCCAAGCTTCTCCAGAAATGTCTGCTAGTGTATCTGCGGTTAATGCTAAAGGAAAAGTATTAGATGGAACAAAACCAAGTAAAAAGTCTGCCGCAAAAATCCAAGCTGCAAACAATGGTAGAACAACTTGGGAAACTGCAAAAGAAGGGGTAAAAGGATTTTTAGCTGACCTCACTAATCTAACTCGTAAACATTACCTAGGGGCATTTAGCCTTCGGCAGCTTAGTGATTTAGTCGGTCCTCGCATAAGAGAATTTAAAACTTTTATTAATACTACAGAAGCTATGCTCAATGAGCGTAACCGTGTGCTTGAAGATACAAGAAACATAGCTTTAAATTGGCAACAATGGCAAAAAGATAACCCTGAAAAAGCCACTATATTAAATGCATTAATGATTGATGTTACCCTAGATGATCGAAAAGGTAAGGTAAATAAAGACCCTGCATTGGGGGCAACAGGTATAGCTACAACAGATAAAGCTTGGCAAGATATAGGCTCCGAAGGACAAGCTATATATGTGCAGGTAAGAGAGTTTTATAGAAAGCGTTTTAAGGACTACGTTCAAAGTGCTATAGATAACAAAGAAAAAGCCATGCTAACTGCTGGGTTTAATCAAAGCAATATTGATTGGCACAACAGCAATAAAAATGTTCAGATAAACGAAACTACTAAACAAGAACTTCTTTCTAAAGGGGTTTCAGAATTAGATATTGCTGCGCATTTAGAATTAAAAGCATTAGAAGATCATTTTAATAGCGATCAAGTAGCTGTTTATTTTCCAATTAAACGCTTTGGAGAGTTCTCTTTACAAATAGGTAAAGGGAAAGATATGGAATTTTATTTATTTGAATCACCTAGACAAAGACGCCTTTTTGTAAAAAATAAATTACAACAACAGGCTAATGGTAGTTATAAAGATACTGAAACAGGAAAAGTTTATACCGAGACTGATATTAGGGAAAGTAATTCTCTTCAAGATTTAAGCAACCATAATTTAGAAGATTTTGAATTTTTAAAACGGTTAAAAACTTTAATAGGGCAAGAAGTAAATACCTCAAAAGACGTTACACAAATTAAAGCAGATTTAACTAAAGAAATAGAACAATTATATTATTTATTTTTACCTGACCAAAGCATACGTAAGATGTTTATGAACCGTAAAGGTACATCTGGTATGGATGAAGATATGCTACGTGCTTTTACTACGTCGGCTTTTCGTATGGCATATCAACAAGCCAGATTTAAATATAGCCCAACACTACATAATCTTATTAATAGTGCACAAGAAAATTTAAAAGACGTTGGGCAAAAACAATTTACAGAAGATAATGATTATCTAAAAGAATTAAGAAACCGTTTAAATTATATTATGGACCCGTCGGATACAGGTTTATTACCCTCAATAGCGTCTAATTTAGGTTTTGCTTGGTATATGACCTCCCCTGCGTCGGCATTAGTTAATATGCTTGGTGTACCTGCTGTTGGTTTACCTGTAGTCGGTGCTAAATACGGCATGATTAAAACCGGCATAAAAATGGCTGAGTATTCTAAAAAGTTTATGGGGGCAGGATTTAAAAATCAAAATGGGGAATGGGACTATCCATCTCTAGCAAACAAAAAAGGATTGTTTAATGCAGCGCAGCAGCGTGCATATGATCAGTTTGTAATAGATGGGCTTATTGATGTTTCATTAACTCACGACATTCAAGGCATGACGGATAAGCCAAGTGAATTGTATACAGGCAAGACTCAGTATGCTATGAAGGCTTTGGGTAGCGCATTTCACGCAGCGGAGAAATTTAACCGTGAAGTAGTAGCTATGTCGGTATTTGATTTAGCATACGACCAAGCTATTAAAGCTGGATACAAACCGGAATTTGCAGAAAAGAAAGCTATTGCTGCGGCTAAAGAATTAACGTACAAGTCTATGTTTGATTACTCAACTATTAATAAGCCACGTTATTTCCAAGGCAAATACGCAAAGATTTTTTTACAGTTTAAGCAGTTTTCCCAACAGATGACTTACATGCTACTGCGTAGCACATATGAAGGGGCAACTAGCAACTATACAAATGAAGAGCTGTTTGATATTAAAGAACAGATTGTAGGTGATCGACAAGTAAATATGCCTGATGCTGCACCGCTTACAGAAGAAGAACTTAATCAAGCTGTAGTTGCTTACCTTAAAGATGTACGTAAAGAAGCAGTTAGACGGTTGCAAGGCACGCTTGGTATGACGGCTGTGTTTGCTGGTACAACTGGATTGCCTTTATTCTCTATGGTTTCTAGCATCATTGAAGCAATGCACGCCGTGTTTAAAGATGATGACGAGCCGGAAATGTATTTTGATAACTGGTTTAAAAATGAAATGGATAGAATCTTTGGCGGGTTTGTTGGTGATTCTATATCCCGTGGTGTTGTATCACAAACATTAGGGGCAGCGGTTGCTGACAGGCTAAGTTTAAATGACTTGTGGTACAAAGATGCTCGTAGAAGCCCTGATTCTGTTTCAGCATTTCAAAACCTTATTATTTCATTAATGGGTCCTACTGTAGGTATAGGTGTTAATTTTGCAAACGCATACGACCAATATAAAGATGGGCACATTTGGAGAGCTATAGAAACGGCTATGCCTGCTTTAATTAAAAACTTTATGAAAGGTATAAGGTTCTCTGACATTGGTGAAGGTAAAGCTACAGCAGCAAATTCAGGTAACACAATAATGGATGATTTCACAACTGCAGAAGTTATAGGTCAAGGATTAGGGTTTACCCCAGAGCGTTTTGCGCAGAGACAAAAATCTAACTTTGAAGCAAAAACTGCCGACGTAGAAATAAATGAGAAAAAGACTCGATTAATGGACGCTTACTTCTTGGCTATAGATAACGACGACAACAGCTTATTAGATAAGACACTAGATAAAATAGATCAATTTAACGACACGTATCCTGACAAAGGTATAACTCGTGAAACATTGCAAAATTCTATTAAGGGCAAATATAAAAACCGTGAAATGGCTGAAGAAACTGGCGGTATTAACATACCTAAAAAGAGCATGGAAAGAGCAATAGAAATGCAACGATACGGTAACTCGGACAAATAAAAAAACCCCACCGTGGTGGGGTATTAAACATACTTGAAGGAAAAGTAACCGAAACCAACGATTACGGTATAAATAATACTACTTTATCCGCCATATACGCAAGCCTTTAATACCTTTTTCTACAACAACGTATGCTTTTGTCCTATACCGAAGTCGTTTTGTTGTTCTAGTGATCTGTATTAACGCAGATTCGGTGTCAATGCACGGTATAAAAAATGATGTGCCAACAATAAATTTGCGCCAATTTACATTAAAGTCCAGTCCGTGGATCAACATCTGGCGTAGTTTTAGCTGCTTCTACATACAAGTCGGTATCCATGAAGCAAGTGCTATCTAAGTTAAACACAAACACATCTACAGGTGGTGACTGCACCTTTGTGCCTTTGGACAAGCGCTTCTTCTCTTTGCCTAGGTATACGCTATCTGCGGTTAGACTCTTCAAAGTTTCCTTAAGCGTAACTTGTTGCTTGGTGCAGTAATCCCGTAGTTGCTTAGAGTTAATGTATAGCTTCTTGGTATCGGGCTCTATCCGAATAAACAAGTCATTAAACTTAGGCTCCACAATCGGCAACTGCTCCATGCCTGACCGACCATCTGCCAAGCCGTTTATAACTAGCGTACAGCCTCTATGCTCGTTCATAAACTCACCAATGATGCTTGAGTGCGCTTGAGTAGGCGCTTTAATATCGTAACGCATTACTTTTAACTCAGAAACAATCCACTCATATACACGCTTTATGTCTATGTCAATGATGCCTAAGTCCTTGGCAATAAGGGCCCCTGCTATGTTGCACGCTACAACGGCAGACCAGAACCGTTCACGGCTAGTAAACTGCACGGCTTTATCAATCTTCTGTTGAACATGCATAATTAAGTCTAGGGCGGCTTCTAGGTTGCCAACTAGATACTTGGCATACACCGCCCCTGCGTGCCCATAGTGGTTATACAGTTCGTTAAAAACTGCATCGGCTTCTTGCTTGGTTAAGTTATCCGTCATCTCAACACGATACTCAAGCAACCGCATAAACTCGCCGTCGGGGGTAGACTTAAGGCTAGACAACTTATCGTAAAACGAAGCATTGGATGAGCATAGCGCTATGGTCCCCCACTTGGTATCGTTCTTTCTCTCAGCGTTCTCGTACTGCTTCATACGATTCTTGCCCCGCCCTTGTGACATAGCATAGGCTAAGTCAGAGAAGTTGTCGCCACTTAGCTTGGTTATCTCATCGACTGTTGCTGGTAGGTTATTTAGTATGCCGAACCTATGTATCATCGAGTTCTGCGTATCTTTCCATTGCAGCATTAGTTCTTCGGGGTGCCCCCATACGCTGTTGCACATCTTTAAGATAGTGGATTTACCTGTGCCTGATGTGTTGTTAATCAGATTAATGATTGCACCCTTGAGGTTGAGGTGCGTAAGCAACGGCGCTCCAAATGCTGTGAAGAACCCAAAAGCGTGTGGCTCAAACCCCGGCATGTTATAAGTTTTTACTATCTTTTTCCATTCTTCGTAATCACCTGTCGGCTTTAGCCATTCGGCTAAGCTACCTGTACTGCTTGAAGGTGGGCTGTATGTAACACCCTCTGCGGATATTTCTTGGTCTCCAAGAATAAACTTGGTATTTTTATCCGCCCAGCCAAATTGTGACCTCATAATCTCTTCCTTTTCTCTATGTTGCAAATCTTTAATAAATGTAATTACGTATTGGGCAATCGACTCCATTTGTTTTTTGTTGCCAGCAAGTCCATGCCATCCTAAATGCGAACTTAATTTTTCATACGTCTGTGCTTCGGTTAGTGGTATTGCAAATTCTCTTACGCCGTCTTGTGGAAGGTGCAATCTAATCCATATAGAAGAACCTTTGTTAGGGTCTTTTAATCTTTTAACCACATACAAATCGTGTTCGTAGATGTTTATTAAATCCAGTTCACCGTCCTCGTTCTTTATCTGTATGTATACGCCGCCGTTCTTGCCACGGTGGTAGGGGAACGGGTACTCAGGGATTTTATAGACTTCTTTTGTGCCTTTAGATGTTTCTTCAACAACCTCAGCATTTTTAGGTGAAAGGGCAATTTCAGTGCCAAGCAAAATCGGAGTTGATATCTTACCCTTGTTTGGGCATTCGTTACAGCCTTCGGGGTTAATTTTTGCAAATGTTTCGCAGGTATACGGCCCCTTGGTCTGTCTTGCCTTGCGCTCAGTTTCATCTGCGTTGTACGCAGGATGTTCACTTGATATCTTATGTATCGCTTCATCGCCGTCTACACAATGTGCGGCAATTGACAACCCTGCTCTCCATAGTGGCTCCTCTATACTGTCTTGGTTTAACATAATGTTTTCTAGCTGCTTACATCCTTTACCCTCTGCAGTCTTAAGCATGATAGATTTAAATCGACTCTGCCTGTTACTCATCAACGACTTAGTCAGTGGGCTTAACTCACGTGGGATATAGTCAGGGGCAACTAGAACCCCTAGCTTATTTCTAATCTCGTCATAGTCTAACTCCTTAGACATTGCGAGTATTTCTGTGGGAAACGGAGGGTCTCCCTTGAAGTTAAATGTTTCAGGCACTCTAAGAACAGATGCACTCTCGGCTGTTCTAGTCGGGTCTACCTCAAAGTCAAACTCTTCGCATAGTTCTTTAAGTCTATCGGCAATAGGCTTCCATTCACTGCGGGATATGGTTTTGTTTAACAACCAATAGGCGTGGATACCCCTGCCAGAATTAACCACTGTAGGTAAGGGCATACTTACATCTTTACAAAACTGCTTAAGGGCAGCTAAACCTTCTGTTTGCGTTGCGTATGCTTTTGCAGTACCACAATCAATGTCAAGCCAAAAGCTTTTAAAGTAAGCACTATTTTTTTGCGTTCTTCCGTCTTTATCATTATTGTATTTAGCGCAAGCAAAATACATGTCACATTTTTGTGCTAATAAACGGTCTATCTCAGCTTCCGCTTCCTGTATAGTCTGAACGAATATCTGCCTTGGTGAACCAGTTTGTGTTAGACCGAGTATGCAGTACCATCCTTCTGTCGGAAGCACTGCACTCAGTAAGTCTATAGTTGCCATATAACCTCTAAACCGAAGAAAGGAAGGGCAGCAGGGAGATCGGCGGTCCCCTTTTCATTCCGTCAAACTATCTGCCCCTGTAAGCTTATACGCTAAATTTAGCTTTGATTAGCGCTTCTTTTATTTTTTCAGCTCGTTTCTTGTGTGGTGCTGACTGACCAGTAAACCATGTGTATATAGTCATCCTAGACACCTTAAAAACTTCGGCGGCTTTATGCACAGGGATATTCTTGGCAATACAGTACCTACCAAGTTGCACACCCACATTCTCTGAGTCTGCCTCTTGGTTAGCCTTCACAAGACGATAGCTATAGCCTTGTAATTTCATTCTTCATCCGTAGCCCAATCCCCCATCACCGCTTTTAAATCACGCTTAGGAGGTGCTTCTGCTCGCTTGTCTTCACGCTTTTTAGGCTCGGCAATTTCCGGTTCTTCAGCCATTTTCTCTTTAGCCTTAGACGACACTAGCGTAGGCAAATTGTCTAATTTTTTTACGCCATCTGTTTGAGACACGGTCATCTGTATGGCGCTCTTAGCTGCTGGAGAATCGCCTTGCTTCTTAGCAACTTCCCATTCTTCTTTGGCTAAGAATTTGATTGGACGGAAATATAGCTTAGCTACATCGCTGTCTTCATCAAACCGCATCTCAGTAACTAAAGTATTTAAGTTGTAGCCTTGTGAGCCAACGTACTTAGCAAACTGGTCAAACGGCATAGTTTTTAAATCGCCCTTGCCAAAGATAGACTTAGACGCCAACTGTAACTGATATACATCACCACCAATATCATCAGCCAATGCTACTGCTAACCGACGATAGTGACGGCACGCTCTGCTATCTCCTGCGCCTGAGCCCTTGATGTTCTGAGGGCAGTCCATGCAGTTGCCATGTTGCGGTGCGCCAATAGACTTATCAGGCGTGCTACCATCACCAGACCAGCAATCAGGCGCTGAGTTTTCTTCTTTAGAACTGTATGCCTTAGCATAAAATTGACGGGATATATCTTTAGCGGCATTAACAATAACTACACTCATGCTATCGCTATTGCTAGTAACAACTTCTTTCCCGTTAACAACCATACGGAATTTGCTACCACGCAATGATATACGTTTGCTACTACCGCCACCACCAGCAAAGGCTTTGGTTACGTCATCGAGTTCTACCTCTTTTAAATACGAGGGTAGGTTTTGGTTAAATAAAGTTACTTCACTCATTTACTTCTCCTTACAGTAATTGCATATGTCCTGTCCACATTTAAACCGGGGGGCAGTATATCCGGGTTTTCTTCTAAGAACTGCTTCATGTTTGTTTGATGTATGCGCTTCTCTAAAGCCTCTGGCACATTGTGTTCAAACATCCAATCATAGAACTTTTCCCAATCACTAGTCCAATACTTAGACTTGAGAGTACGCATGGCAATACCATGCGTCGTCTTGATGCTGTCGGCCCCTGTATCTTTGCATATCTCAAGTAATTGGTGATTGATTAAATCTAACTGCTCGTTGAAGTCTGCTTCCTTGTCTTCCCATTCACGCTTAGCTTCGTCACGGGCGTCTCGTATTTTAATATACACAGAGACAAGTTTATCTACAGACGGTTTTTCTGCTGTTTCCATTTTACTTTCCTTTAAGTTAATACCGAGTCTATGCCCGTTAAATCATATTACAACACCAACTATACTTTGTCAAGTATTATTTTCATTTATTTCGTTTTTATATAAATCAATCATTTTTGTATGTACATCAAGTTTATTTTGCAACATATTGTATAGTCTTGTCTCTACGGGAGAACCCTTAATGTGGACTATAGTCATAGCGTTCTTCTGTCCCTGCCTGTCTATGCGAGCATTAGCTTGCAAGTAAGTCTCAATAGATGTTACGGGTGCATACCAAATGATTGTATCTGCAGCCGTTAATGTTACACCATGCGCCGCAGCTTGTGGCTGAATGATAAGCGTCTTAATATCGTTCTGTTCTTGAAACCGTTTAAATATATCAGTCCGTTTGTTAACAGGGACGGCTCCGTTTATAACCTCACAGGCAATACCTGCCCCTCTTAAATGCGATTTAAGCAGTTCTATTGTATGCGTAAACGGTACAAACACAAGCACTTTATTACTCGACTCATTGATGACTTCTTCTACAACACGAAGACGATTACTAACATCAAACTCAACCACGTTACCAGTGTCGCTATAGACAGCACCGCCAGAAATCTGCAGAAGTTTATTGAGGTTAACAGCTGCGTTAACGGTGCTAATTTCTTCGCCGTCAGCAACCATAAGCATTTGGTCTTTAAGTATTTTGTAGAACTTAAGTTGTTGCGGAGATAGTGGCGCATCTCTGAAAACATGTGTGACCTCCGGTAAATCTAGGCATTCGTTTTTAGTGAACCGTATAGCTGGTTGAAGTGCATTGAATACAGTTTTATCTGAGTCCGGTTTTGGTAACCATCTAAATTTACTTATATTAACCATAGTAGATTCTCTAAAAGTACCAAAGAATCTTGGCACATTATTAGGCACGCACAGTTTAGCCAAACCAAATGCATCTGTAGGGCTCTGTGCCGCAGGTGTTCCAGTCATAAGCCATAACCATGTCTCAGGCTTAAGAAGTCTGTTAAGTGTTTTCCAACGCTTTGTAGTCACAGTTTTGTATGCGTTGGCTTCGTCAATAATAATTAAATCAAACTGATTGTTTGCTATGTCTTCGGCAACAATCTCAATCCCGTCATAGTTAATTACTACAAACTCAGCATCGCTATCAATCACGGCTTTGCGCTTATTCCTAGCACCGTAAGCTATGCCAACTTTGCGATGTACGGCAAACT